GTCTCCAGTTTTGTGACGTTTTTTGAACTAGTTGATACAATCTGGGCATGGGCGCACGCGGGCCGATGCCGATGCCGGAGGGTGAGAGCACAAGTCGTCACCTCAATCGTCGCTATGGACCGCTGGGTGAGAGCAGCGTCGCCGCTAACAATCCGCCACCCAGTCGATGGAGTCGATGGACGACTGGCGGACGTGACTGGTGGACTGCGGCTCTCGCTGATCCGATGAGTCGTATGTGGTCGACGCTGGACTGGGAGATCGCGCGTCGTATATGCGATCTCCTAAGTGACGTTGATCGTGCCAGGAAGGCGAAGAAGGCTCCTCCGGCAACGCTCTTGACGGAGATTCGGAATCTTGAGGGGCAGCTTCTGGTAACGATTGCAGCCCGTCGGCGTGCACGTCTCAAGACTGAGGACGTGCCATCGGCTCCTGATGAGACTCCTCCCAGCGCTGACAAGCCGGATTATCGGCAGATGATCGCGGAGGTCTAGCGTGACGAGCGTTGCCGAGCGGCCGATCATGTACGGGCCGACTGCTCTTCCGGAGCACACGCTCGGATGGGCGATTCTGGAATGGTGCTCCGACAATCTCCAGAATCTGGAGGGTGAGCGGTGGGTGTTCACGCCGGAGCAGGCGCGCTTCGTCCTGCAGTGGTATGCCATTGATGATCAGGGACAATGGATTTACCGACGCGGAGTCTTGCGTCGGATGAAGGGTTGGGGCAAGGACCCACTCGCGGCGATTATCTCCGTGTGTGAGTGGATCGGGCCGTGTCGTTTCGGCGGCTGGCGAGATGACGGAGAGCCGGTGGTGATCCCGGAATTAGCATCTTGGGTACAGATCGCCGCTGTAACGTCGACTCAGGCTGAGCAAAACACGATGAGTCTCTTCTCGGCGATAATCCCGCGGGCGATGCAGGATCGCGAGGGGTTGAGGATCGGGACGGAGGTTTGCTGGGCTCCTGGTCGTCGACGGATCCAGGCAGTTAGCAACTCCGCTCGATCACTTGAGGGAGCGCGGCCGACATTCTGCGTTGCTGGTGAGACGCAGCACTGGGTCAGCGGCAACGGCGGAACGCAGCTAGCCGAGGTCATCAACAGGAATCTCGCAAAGGCTCCAGGAGGCCGCGCTCGCGTCCTCGCGATCACGAACGCCCATGGCGCCGGTGACGGAAGCATAGCTGAGCGAGACTGGGCGGCGCGTGAAGCCTCCGATGTTCTATACGACTCACGAGAGGCGTCACCGGACTTAGACCTAACCGATGATGACGACGTGCTGGCCGGCATCATCGCAGCACGAGGAGATTCGTACTGGATCGATCCGGACCGACTACTCGCGGAGTTCCGCGATCCGTCCGGAGATCAGGCGCTCAATCTCCGATTCTTCCACAATCGGATCGTAGCCGGCAGCGGCAAATGGATGGATCCGTCCACGTGGGCGGCGACCGAGGTTGACGCTCCGGCTCCGGAGGATGGCAGCAAAATCACACTTGGCTTTGACGGCTCGATGAGACGTGATGCGACGGCTCTCGTCGGCACTGATTTGATCGAGGGCTGGCAGTGGGTTATCGGACTCTGGGAGAGAGACTGGGGGGATCCGGAGTGGGAGGTGCCGATTGAGGAGGTCCACGCCATCGTCACAGAGGCTCGTGAGCGATGGAGCGTCATGCGTTTCTACGCCGATCCGTCGTGGTGGGAGGAGTCGGTCTCACGATGGCAGAATGACTTTGAGCGTCCGGACGGGAAACCAGCGCTGGCCGCCTGGTACACGGGCGGCGGCAACATCGCCCGGATGGCTCGATCCGTGAGAGCTTATCATGACGGTGTTGAGGACGGCGTGATCGTTCACGAACAGAATCCGCGTTTTGAGTCACATGTCCTCGCGGCGCACACTGATCCACTGAAGGGGCGGGCCGGAGAGGACGGACTCTACGTGATACGCAAGTCGTCACGCGCATCAACCGAGAGCATCGATATCGCCATGGCGGCGATTCTATCCTGGCAGGCGTGTCTTGACGCTCGTGCTGACGGTGATCTTGACGATGAGGAGAGCACGCCATTGCGCGTACTATTGCCGTCATGGATGCAATGAATCTCAAGCGAGTGATAGTGCTGGCTATCGGAGCCGTCGGCGGCATGACTATCACGGCAGGCGTCATCTACGAGTTCGGCGTCGGCTGGGGGTTGATTGTTGCCGGAGCCGCGCTAGTCGCCATGAGCGTTGATTTGATAAGGGACGGTGTCGGATGATCGGACGATTCCTATCACAGACTCCTCCGCGCTCGGAGCGTGCGGTGATGGCTTCCGGAGAGCCTGGACTATTCGGCTTGCCCGTCGGTCTTCAGGGGCCGGAGAGCGCACCTCCGTCTCCCATCGCCACGGTCTCCGCGATCATCAGCGTGATCTCGCAGACGTGCGGTCAGCTGCCGCGAACCGTCAAGCCGGCGGATCGGCGTGACAAGACGTTGATCAATCGTGAGCAATGGCGTCATCTACTCGGTCGACCAAACTCTCTTGATGCCATGCAGGGAAACACCTTTTGGGAAGCCGTGTTCGCGTCCGTTGAGGGCTGGGGCAATGCCTACATCTGGGTTGATCGGACCGACGTCGGATGGCGCGGCGCGCGCGGCCTTCATTTCCTCATGCCCCAGCGCGTTCGGCCGTTCCGCGCTGATGATGGTCGCGTGCGTTATAGGGTTGAGGATGACGACGAGAAATCACGCGGGCGAGATGTGATCGCTCATATCGCGAAGGATGCCATTGACGGCATTGAGGGTCAAAGTCCGGTCCGCGCCGGAGCGATCACTCATGAGCTGACACGACAGGCTGAGCGAACCGCGTTGACGTTCTTCCGGCGCGGAGCGCAGGTGGGCGGCGTGGTCCTGCATCCAGATAAGCTGAATCAGGCACAGACTGATGAGTGGTATACGAATTTCAACAAAGCTCATCAAGGCTCACGGAATAGCGGCAACGTTCTGCTCCTACAGGGCAACGCCAAATATGAACGGATCGGGATTCCGCCGACGGAGGCTCAGTTTCTAGAGACGCGGCAATTCCAGCGCGAGGAGATTCTTGGATGGTACGCGCCCGGGATGCCTCATCACTTGCTTGGCTGGCGTAGCTCCGCTAGCAACTGGGGCACGGGGGTTGAGCAGCAGTCAATCGCCTTCGTCAAGTTCGTGCTCCTATCGCGGCTTCGACGCGTAGAGGAGATGATTCAGGATGAGTTCTTGCCATCGGATTTGATCTATCGCTTTGACGTGGCCGATCTCATGCGCGGAGACTCCAAAGCACGCTCTGAGGTCCTAGGGCGTATGAGACAGCTCGGAACGCTGACAGCCGATGAGTGGCGCGAGATGGAGGACATGACGCCGCGTGATATTCCAGACGATTATCTGGAGCCGCTAAATCTAAGACGGATCGACGCCGTAACCGGAGAGAGTGAAGAGAGAGGAGCATCATCACAATCGAGTCCTCAGCGGCCTCAGCCGACGGGGTATCTTGTCGGAGAGCTACGCTGCCAGAATCCGGAATGTCGGACACGCAAGAGCGGCGGCAAGGGCGCGCTCCTCGCACGCAATGTCGGCACGGCTACGGTGCTCTGCCGCACGTGCGGCCAGGAGTCTATCGTCGGGCCAGGAGAGACGATCCGTGACGTGCTTGATCTCTCGGAGGCTCTTGACAGAGAGCTAGCAGAGCGATTAGGGTAGTCGGCATCGGGCCTTGAGTCCATGCGCCCCTAGAGGGCCGTTGCGAGCCTAGAGCTCCGTTGCGCAGATACGATTCTGACAGGGAGCTCTATTTTTGTGGCTGACGCGCTGATGGACTTGGACGATCTCTGGGCGGTTTATGCTCCGGCGATCAACTCTCAGAGGATCAACACGTCACGTGAGGCTCTACCGCCGAGCGTTGCTGATGATTCACGACGGCGACGCGGACCCGTCGCCGTCGTTCCAATCTACGGAGTGCTAACGCCGCGGCCTGGCATTCTACGTATGCTCTTCGGTCTCGAAGCGTTGACTCCGGATAGCATCGTGAATGTCGTTGAGGCGGCAATGAATGATAGTGACGTGAACGCCATCGTCCTGGATGTTGACTCTCCAGGAGGTAGCGTGGCTGGGATACCGGAGGCGGCGGATCGACTCTCCAAGATCAGAGCCTCGGCGACGAAGCCTATCATCGCGATCTCAAATCAGGTTATGGCATCCGGAGCCTATTGGCTTGCGGCCGCGGCTGCTCATGAGATCGTCGCCACGCCGTCAAGTATCACTGGATCCATCGGAGTGATCAGCAGCCACGTGGACGCCTCCGGCTTCTATGAGCAGATCGGCATCAACGTTGAGTTCATCGTCGCCGGTCAGTACAAAGCCGAGAGTGCGGACACCGGACCGCTCTCCGAGTCGGCCCGGGCGCACGTTCAAGGGCAGGTTGATTATTTCTATGGACTCTTCGTCAGTGCGGTCGCTCGTGGACGCGGCGTGTCGAATGGCGCGGTGCGCTCAACAATGGGCGAGGGCCGCGTACTCGTCGCGGATGCCGCACGTGACGTGAGTATGGTGGATCGGGTTGAAAGCATGAACGCACTGATCGAGCGGCTACAGAGTCCGCGTCAGCGCGCTCGGATATTGCAAGCGGAAGGATTGGAGATCGAGGAGCCGGAAGCCGAGCCAGGAGAAGAGCCATTGGCTATGCCGACGCTCACGCTGGACGCGGTTGTGGATGAGATTCTGGAGGGGCGAAATGTCTGATGAACTGAGGGGGCAAGTCAGTGCGGTGATGGACGTACTGCTCGGAGACGATGACGGTCATGGCGGCAAGCTGGCCGGTGCGATCCGAGAGCAGGTTGAGCCGCAAGTCACGAAGGCTCTTGAGCCGATGATGGATGATATCCAGGCGATCAAAGAAGCACAGGAGCAAGGCCCACCGCGCGCCAAGCGTGAGGACAACTATCCTCTTCCGCCGTGGGCACTCGGTAGCAATCAGATCATGGCGCGGCTCGGATTGCCAGACGTGAACTGGTACAACCCCGGGGCTCCTGGAGCAGTCCTGGATGGCAGGTGGGATTCCTTCGGTGAGTATCTTGAGGCGGTGATCCGCGCTGGCCGCCCGAACGGCTTACGTGACGAGCGTCTGGTCAATATTCCGACGAACGGTGATATCAAGTCCGCACTGACCGGCGAGGAGATCGAACTGGGCGGCGCACTCGTACCGGAGGAGTTTCGGGCGCAACTACTCAATATGATGCTCCAGGCCAACTCCATCCGATCCCGCGCGATGGTGATTCCGATGGGCGCAAGCTCCATCACGCTCCCAGCCATCCGGACTGAGACACACGCTGACGGAACGCTCTTCGGCGGCGTCAAGTTCAATTGGCTGGAGGTCAATGACGAGATTGATGAGACGGAGCCGGATTTCAAACTGGTGAATCTCAACGCTCGCGCACTGGCAGGACGAACCGTCTTGCCGAACACGCTGATTGAGGACTCATTCCTTAGCGTACCGGCGCTGATCAACTCGCTCTGGTCTCAGGCTGTCCCGTGGATCGAGGAGTCCGTGTTCCTGCGAGGTGATGGCGTCGGCAAGCCGCTGGGTGTCCTCAACAGTGACGCACGCGCAAATATCACTCGTGAGAACTCGAATGAGATCGGCGTTGAGGATATTGCCAACATGGAGGCCGCTCTCCCGCCTGGCTCACAGGGACGCGCCGTGTGGATGATCAATCCGCAAGCGTGGCCGCAGCTCTACACGCTAAACGCCGGAGAGGTCCAGAGCTTCCATCCGTCGCTTCCTGGTGCGATTCCCGACACGCTCAACGGGCGGCCGATCATCAAGAATGAGCACTGCTCCGGACTCGGCGTCGCCGGTGATCTCATCCTCATCGACTGGATGTACTATCTCATCGGTGACCGGATGGCTCTGTCGATGGAGTCCAGTCCACACGAGAAGTTCAGCAGCAATCGGACCGTCTTGCGCGGGATTGAGCGGCTGGACGCGCGGCCGTGGATTGACACGCCGATCATTCCTGCGCAGCGGAGCGGATCAACATTCGTCCAGTCGCCATTCGTGGTACTGAACTAGGAGAGACGATCCGGAGACTCGGATCGGGAGGGAGCACATGAAGCACGCATTCTTGAATCACAATAAGGCGGTTCCAGTCGTTTCTCCTGGCACTGCCACAACCTCGGCTGTTGACTCCGACTGGGTTGGCTTGGCTCACGGCGCCGGCGTCGTCTTCACCGTCATTGTCAATGAGGGTCGAGCAAATACCGCTGATGACAACACTGTGACGCTGCGGCAAGCCACCTCAGCCGCTGGTGATGACGCAAAGACTCTGATTCCGCGACGAGCTTATGTTCGTGCGTCCGGAACAAATCTAGCCGCAGCCGCGGCGGCGACGCCGTCCGTGATCGAAGCTGAGAACGGCGCGATCGATATCCACGTGGACGGAGACATGACCTCCATCATTGAGATTGAGATTGATGCATCCGAGCTTGACGTCAATAGCGACTTTACTCACGTCCAGGCGCGTCTCGCGAGAGTGGGTAGCTCAACGACAACAGTCGGCATCACCGCAATCGTCACGGACCTCCATCACGTCATGGATCCGACCGAGTTGCCGAACGTCCTCGCCTAGAGCGACGCAGACAGGAGGACTTATGGCTGGGGCACTGACAGCCTTACAGCGAGTGGCTGCGGGACAGGAGTCGACCGGAGGAGTAGAGGTCGCGGCGACGCGGATCGTTCCTCATCTGACCGGCTCCAGCTTCACGGAGAATGAGGAGCGTCAGCGGCTTGAGGAAGCACGTGGCGTGCTCGGACACGTGGACGACGTGCTGACACGACGCATGTCAACGCTTGAGCTTCAGCAGGAGCTGGACGTTGATATGTGTCTCCTCGCTTTCCTCTGCGGCGTTGAGAACGCAACTGGCCAGGCTGCAGACGGAACGACTACGCCGTACACCTACACGTTCCGAGGCGGTGTCACGTCACCGAGAGCCAAGGCGTCGGCGACATGGGAGATACTACAGTCTGACGGAGTAGCCGATCATATCCTTCGGAGATTCGGCAACGCACGCCCCCAGACGATAGGCATTGAGTGGAATGCCGGAGGAACCACGCGGCTCAATACCACGTGGATGGGTCAGGCTGCTGAGGCTGTTAGTAAGGCTGCACTTAGTCTCAATGCGCTGGCGTCACGTCAAGTCATACCGGCTGATCTCTGGACTGTTGCGATCGATGATTCGTGGGCAACGCTAGGAGATACAGCAGCGGCAAATGTCCGCGCTCTCACGTGGGCTCTCACGACTGGCTTGACGCCGAGTTATCATCTACGCGGTCGCACGCGATTTGACATGGACGGATGGTATGACGGACGCATCGAGCTGGCGCTAAGCATAACGATGGATCTTGACGCAGCTGCCGCTGAAGAGGTAGCGCATTGGCGTGACGGTGACCTTCGCTACGTCAAACTCGCGACGACGCGCGGGACAGCCGGGACACTCCGGAGCGTCACGATTGATCAGGCGATCCGGATCATCGGCTCACCTAATCTCTTAGGCTCCGATGGTGAACAGTCAACAGTTCAATTTGACGCCGAGCTTCGTGCCAATCCGGCGGATCTCGATGATGAGTTCTTACAGATCGTCGTTCTGAGTGGATTATCATCGTGGGCGAATGTGGCATTGCCGAACGTTCCGCGCTCGCTAACGGTTACGGCCGGCAATGACCAGCTGATTGTGGCATGGAATGCTCCGTCGGGGGGCGGCACGGTAACGAACTATCTCGTCAGATATCGTCCTCGCGGCTCTAGTGACGAATGGACTGAGATTGTCATCGAGAGCGGCCGAACGACGACGCTTACGGGACTCGCGTCCGTCGCTACTTACGACGTACAGGTACGTGCTCAAAATGCAGGTGGTTACTCGAACTTCGTCTCTGGTCAGGGCACAACTACCTAGTCATGTCTGACTACGAAACTCTGATCGCCGTTCAGCGAGACAACGCTCGCTATGCCGAGTGGGAGCGTGATCAGCCGCCGGAGTATTGTCCGTATGACGGAGCGATCCTCCAGGAGAACGACGAGGGGGTTCGGAACTGTCCAATGGGCAACTTTCGTTATGAACCTTAGAGGAGTCCGTAGATGCCGCAACGTCCGCTCATCACGGAGGTCCGTGGGCTCGGCAAGCTCCGATCCGATCTACGCAAGATGGGAACGGAATATCGGTCTGCTCTTGACAAGAATCTGAAGGCGGCGGCGGCGCCTATCGTCGCCGATGCCAAGAGACGCTATCGACAGGAACATCCTCGTCAACGCGGTGGCAAGGGATCTCAGCGCGGGATCCGTGCGGCGGCCGGAGGGGGGCGCGTTCGCGTGGTCCTCGGTGGGTCTCGCTATCCATATCTACTCGGACAGGAATGGGGATCCAGTCGCTATCCTCAGTTCCCCAAACATAGTCGTCAGGGACATTTCTTCTGGCCGGCGATCCGTACTGGAGCTGATCGGGTAACCGGTGATATCCAGAAGGCTCTAGATGATGCCAATGCCAAACACTTTCAGGACTAGCTGATGGCAACGCGCACGCTTACAGTCGTCCTCGCTGGTGACACGAAAGGACTATCCGGAGCACTTAATCGGGCCGGAGGTGGACTCGGCAAGTTTGGCAAACTCGCGGCTAGCGCTGGTGCCGCCGCCGCCGCTGGCTTCGGGATTGCTACCATAGCCGGCGTCAAGATGGCCTCCGATCTGGATAAGGGGCTGAGCGAGGTCCGGACGCTCCTGCCCGATCTCAGTAACAAGGGGTTTAGGCAGCTACGTAATGACGTTGTTGCGTTCTCTAATGCGATGGGTGTCGCCACGAAGGACGCGGTGCCGGCTCTCTATCAGGCGATCAGCGCTGGGGTTCCGCGTGATAACGTCATCAGCTTCCTGGAAACCGCAAACAAGGCAGCCGTCGGCGGCGTGACTGATTTGGAGACGGCGGTTGATGGAATCACGAGCGTCATCAATGCCTACGGTACTGACGTTATCAGCGCGACTAAGGCGTCTGATCTCATGTTTACGGCGGTCAAGCTCGGCAAGACTGATTTTGAGCAGCTGTCCGGATCGCTCTTCAACGTCGTTCCTATCGCGGCTGCCGCCGGCGTGAGCTTTGAGGACGTAACCGCCGGACTCGCGAGACTGACTGCTCAAGGTACGCCAACCTCCGTCGCAGCGACTCAACTCCGAGCCGCGATCCAGGCACTCGTCGCGCCTAGCGTGCGCTCCAAGCAACATCTAGACAATCTCGGAGTCTCATTTGACGCGGCGACGATCAAAGAGAAGGGGCTCGCGACTGCATTCGATGAGCTGTACGCGGCGGCGAACGGAGACCTTGAGGTTCTGCGTAAAGTCATCGGATCGGTTGAGGGTGTCCAGGCGATCCTCGGACTTACGGGCAAGAACGCGGAGGGCTTTAGAGACGCACTCGATGAGATGGGCGCTAGCTCCGGAGCAACGGACAAGGCATTCCGTACGATGGCCGATACGTTTGATTTCAAGTTCCGCAAGGCTCTCAATAGAATCAAGAACATACTCCTGGAGTGGGGTATCCGTGTCTTGCCAGTCGTTGAGCGCGGACTGGATTTCCTCCTACCGATGATCAATAAACTGGGCGACTTTATCGACTCAAGCTTAGTGCCGGCGCTGAGGTCCGCATGGGGCTGGTTCAGTGACAAGATTCTTCCGGTTCTCGCTGGCATATGGTCATGGATTAAGGACCGACTCCTCCCGGCGCTGGGCGATCTGTGGACGTCGGTTAGAGATCGCGTTGTCTCCGCGCTGAGGCTGCTCTGGGAGTGGACGCAAGACAACATCATTCCGGCTCTCCGGAGCTTGCGTAACTGGATCACGGAGACGGCGATTCCCGCGCTCCGCTCATTCGGAGAGTGGGCATGGGAGAAGATCGAGCCAGGACTAACGGCGCTCTGGGAGTGGATCACGGAGACAGCTATTCCGGCCCTCCGGTCATTCCGTGACTGGATTATTGACGAGGTGATCCCCGCTCTCGGTGATTTCGGCGCATGGGTGTGGGGGCACATTGAGCCCGCATTGAGCGCGTACGTCAGATGGCTCACGGAGACAGCTATTCCGGCCCTCCGGTCATTCCGTGACTGGATTATGGATAAAGTCGTACCCGCGCTCCACTCATTCGGAGAGTGGGCATGGGAGAGAATCAAGCCTGCACTGAGTGATCTTAGAGACTGGCTCCAGGAGCATATCATTCCGGCTCTCGGCTCATTCCGTGACCGGATCGTAGACGAGGTGATACCGGCACTCGGAGATTTCTGGGATCGGCTTAGAGGTGACGACGGAGTGCTAAGTACGCTCTATGACTGGTTTGACAAGTATATCAATCCGGCACTGCAAATCTTCTGGAGACGGATCAAAGAGGAGCTGGATCCAGTCCTTGAGGACCTGCGCTCACTCCTGGAGAACAGACTCATTCCTAGTCTCAAATCGTTCTGGGAGAGTCTAGGAGAGGGGGAGCAGGACGGAGCTGTCGCTAATTTCAAAACGGCGATGGACAATCTCGCCAGGATCGCCGGCTTCACGCTGCTCTACATCGCCGATCTTCATGTCAAATGGATCGCTGATACCATTGCCGGCTTCGGCGTCATCGTGCGATGGATCGATGACAACTGGGAGCCGATATGGACTCTCATCGTAGCGCCGTTTGAGCTGGCTTATCGTCTCGGAAGAAGCTGGCTGGATTCCTTAATCGCTCTTCTTGCCGGAGATTCCGGAGCAATGATAGACGCTATTAGACGCGGTTGGGGCGCTATCTTTGATTTCGTCACGGACATGGGCGCCGCACTCATCGATTTGGCACGATCCATCGGTGGTGACATCGTTCACGCTTTCCTGGAGTCCTTTTACGGACTAGCTGATCAGATCGCGAGCATCATCGGAGATGCCGTCTCATCAGCCACGTCCTCGATTCCGGACTGGGTGCCGGGGTTTGCATCCGGCGGATACGTTCCGGCAACTCCTGGAGGCCGTATCATCCGCGTAGCTGAGGGCGGTGAGGGCGAGTATATCATCCCGCAATCGCGGATCGGCCGAATGAGCGGAAGCAGCGGCAACACAATCAATCTCACGATCAACGCTCCTGGCGGTGATCCGCGCGTTATCGCGAATGCCATCATGCCCGCGCTAGAGGAGCTTCAACAGAATGGCCGACTGAGGCAGATCACGCTATGACGTGGGATGTACAACGATTCCAGGAGAGCATCAGTGACGCTGTTCTTCCGGATCTGGATATTGAGCGCGGAATCGCGGCGTCACGAACCGGCATCGCTCCTCAAGCCGGCCGCATGACCGTGACGATGGATCGGGATGAACTCGCCATCGGCAATCAGGCGCGGCTCTACGATGATCAGAGCATCATCTGGACGGGCTACGTTAGAGACGTACAGCAAACCGTTGATCGGCGCGTCAACGGCTTGCGCTGGCAGGCGTATGTCTCCGGAGCGATCGCTGATCTCGTCGCGACACGCGCCGGCGCATTCACGCCGGTTTATGAGTCCATCACTATTGACCAGGCTATCATCAACGTCCTCAATGCCATCGGCTGGCCACAGACGCGGAGACGGATCGCGGTCTCTCAGAGAGTGCTAGCCTGGTGGTGGCTACCGGCTGATGTTGCGCCGTGGAATGCGATTCTCGATCTCGTCAACACAGATGGGCCGACTGCTCGATTCTTTGAGAACTCATCCGGCGAGCTTGAGTTCGTTGCGTCACGCTCTGAGACGGCTAGCGCGGAGAGCACGCTCTACGGACGGACTGAGAGTGAAGAGGACGATGCCATCGTCACGCGATTGGAGAATCAGGATGACGGCTTGGATCGCGTGATCAATGAGGTTGATATCCCATATGCGCGTCGAGCAAATCTCGGAGAGTCCTCAATCGGAACGATCGACTGGGGCACCTATGATCTCTCGGCCGCTCTCGTAAGCACGGCGCGCGTGTCAGCAGCGTCAGCCGCCATCGGGGATCGCATACTCGCCATCAGTGCTCACGCAGCGTTCGCGTCCGGAGATACGTCCGATCCGCGTATCATGCCGCCTGACGGACTCTCGGCTCTCTATGAGGAGCAGGAGTCTCAATCACTCGGAGCGACGACGGATCACCAGCAGGACATCAATGTGTCAACGGAGGAGTCATCCGTCGGTGAGCGGTCCGGCGGCACGACGCTCGTCAACCGTCATCAGGACGTAACTATTAGGACCGGATCGTCATACATCACTGGGACGCTACCCACAAGCACTAGTACGATCGTGAACGTTACCGCACGCGGTGCCGCAGGGGAAACGCGAATGCACAGAGTCGACAGCGCGACTCAAGGCGGCGCCGGCACAGGCAGCGTTACTATCCCCAATAACGCAATCAACATCAGAGTTACTGTGCGCTCGCGCCGTCAATATCGCTTGGAGCGCGTGGTGAGACGAGAGCGTCATAGCACCGGATTATTCAACGCCCACTATGCTGTTCGTACAATCACAAACTCGACTACTGATGTGGGGGCTGGCACCAGTGCGCCTTCCGTGAGCCGCAACGGCAACACGATAACCGTGACCCCAGCCGAAACAGCGCGCACAATCAGCCCCATTTATACTCACACGAACATCGTCCTCACAGAGTACGATGTCACGGTTCGTGTTAGCTGGCAGACCTCAACGACGCTACCCGTGACGGACTGGCGCTCACGCTTCGCACTCGCGACTGATCCAAACACACTCCCAGTCGGCGCGGCCGCTACGCAATGGCGACGAGTACAGGGCGGCGCGGGCTCTGGAATGGTGACGATTCCGGATGGCGCTACAAACATCCGAGTTACGATCACGGCCCTCTCCAGGAGATGGGTACGCTATGATCGCGCTACGGCTGGCAATCGTGCGTCCACGTCAAAAGGCTCCGAGAACGTTCTCTCAACGGCGTCTAGTCATGTGAGCGTGAGACGATCCGGCAATACGATCACCGTGACTCCGGTTACTCGGTCTGGAACGACAGCCTATCAATCTCCGTCAAGCGTCGTCGGCGCCGGTTCGGTCAGCTCCTACGTGGCAACGATTCGAGTCCAGTGGCAGCAGTCGACTCAGCCGCGCACGTGGTCTCTACTACATGTCACGCATGGCACCGCTCCGGCTCCGAGCGTCAACTCCCAGACGGAATACTCCGGGACCAGTGACGCGACGAGGAGAACCACGTCAAATCTCGCCATGCTTCCGATCCGAAACGTCGCGGAGCCGCGTGTCGTGCAAGCCGGAGATTCTATCGGGGCTGGGACAGTGCTGATCTCCGTGCTGCTCGTCGAGTCACGTTTGGACAATCCTCCGCGTGTCAGCGCTGGATCGGGATGGACTGTTATCACAGGTGCTCCGACGCTCAACGGCGGAACGCCCGTCGTCACGGGCGCCGGCAGGATTCTGTATATCTCAACGCGCCGTCTTGATACTGACGGAACTGTACCGGCGTCCGGATGGTCTCTCCAGTCTGGAACGCAGCCCCAGAACGCCCAGCTCCGATCCGTCATCATCGCGTTCGCCGTAGATCGCGAGGAGGTGTGGAGAAGCAGCGAGGAGCTAACCGTCGGAGCTAGCTCGTCTCTCGACGTTGATGTTCTCACGGACGGGCCTATCTATGATCTCATCACGCCGGTTGAGGACTATGACTACTCTGTGATATCCGGCTCTCTCACGGCTGTCACATTGCACACTGCTCCGCGTCCTGGATCCGTCATCCGACTAACGGCCGGCGATGAGGGCGCAATTGTCAAAGGTCTCCGATTGCGCGGCGTTGCAGTCATCGGAGGACTCACGATCTCGACGAGAGACGCTGCCAGCATTCTGGAGCACGGACTCCAGCATCCGGCATCAATAGGGACATGGCCGTGGGTTGATCGTGAAACGGCGCTCTCGATAGGGAATGACTGGATCGCTGATCGTGGTCAGCCGCTGGCCGCGTGGGATATTGTCCTGGACGGAGATCGCAATGCCGCAACGCGAGCCGTCTGCGTTGACTCTGATATTGGCTCCATTATCCGAACGCTGCTTGACGATGAGTTTGACCGCTCCGGAGAGGTGCTGGCCATCAGACACGCGATCTCAAATCCGGCCGGCAATCTTCGGACGATTCTCACGTTCCTTGCTGTTACGCCAACCGTCCTAGCGGCTCCAGGAGTTCCACGTAGTTTGACAACAACTGCGGTGACTGGATCAACAACCCAGCTGGACGTTGACTGGCGAGCCCCGTCAACGGGGGGCGCTGTGGCCACCTATCGCGTCCGATGGCGTCGGCAGGGCACGTCGAACTGGTCAGAGCGCACAACGACGGGCAATTCCGTCCGTCTATCGTCACTTGGCACGAGCACAACCTATGAGGTACAGGTACGTGCGGAGAACGCAACGGGGAACTCCGACTACACGGCATCAGTGACTGGCACGACTAACACGCCGGTACAGGCTCCTGGCATCCCAACATCCGTCGTAGCCGCTCCTGGCAACGGCCGCATAACTCTGACATGGGAGGCGCCGTCGACCGGCGGCACGGTTGAGCAGTATCGGGTTGAGTGGTCGAACCGCTATGCCAATCCAAGCGCGGATGACAGGAGCTTCACGATCACGGGGCTAACGAATGGAACGGCGGTGACCGTTCGAATCCGCGCTGAGAACTCCGGCGGTGATTCCGCATATGTCACCGTGAGCGCCACGCCAGTCGCGATGCTGGCGGTGCCAGGTGTACCGACCAGTCTGCAGGCTGTTGCGGGTGACGGAGAGGTGACATTGTCGTGGAGCGCGCCATCATCCGGCGGGGCTGTAGCCACCTACGAGGTCCAGCACCGCACCGGTTCGGGAAGCTGGACGGAGGTTACTGGCATCACCGGCACGTCCCACACCGTCACCGGTCTGACCAATGGCACGTCCTATCAATTCCAGGTGAGAGCACGCAATGCCAGTGGAGCATCGGCGTGGACGGCTAGTCAGAACGCGACGCCGCAAGTGAGCGCGCCTGGTGTACCGACGAATGTCAACGTGGACGCGGGCAACGCGCAGCTCGTCGTGACTTGGAGTGCACCGTCCTCCGGAGGAGCGGTGGCCACCTACACGGTGGAGTATCGACTGGCCGATCAATCGCCGGAGGAGTCATTTGGAGACGCCGTAACGGCTGCGGCGCGAAGCCAGACGATCACGGGCTTGACGAATGATGAGACCTACGATGTTCGCGTCAGAGCGAATAACGCGGCGGGCTCCTCCGCGTGGGTACAGGTGGACGACGTGACCCCGGAGGCCGGACTAGTCGGGCCGGTGCTCATCCTTGCGCGGACAATCGGAACAATCCATCAAATCACCTGGACATATAGTCCGCCGGCCGGATATACGGCATCCGGCCGATATGACTCGGAACTGGGCAGACAGTACACCTCTAGTGTCGTGGGACGTACGACGTTCGCATGGGGTGATCTACCGGTAACAAATAACTCTCATACATTCCGATGGCTGCAATCTGCGAATCTGACGCGGCTGGAGTTCCGCGTCCGCGCCTATGTGACACCGACCGATGGCCAGGAGACGAAGACGAATTGGAGCACGATAGTGATCGTACCCGCCCAGGGTCAGTCGGGCGAGGTGATCGACCACCGTGTTCCGATTACGCTTGACGCTCTGCCAATCCTATTGGACACAGCCCCGCTCTATACGAATGACATACCGGAGGAGGAATCATGACGACGGAATGGGAGCTAGGCCGAACGGAGACGCAGACGGACCCGTCGCCGGACACCGATCTGGTGATTCTAATTCCGCCGACGGCGGGCGAGGCGCCTACTCTGCGGGACGTTGACAGCTTCCGCAAGGACATGCTGGGCGATATCTCGGACGATGTGGTTGAGGTGAATAGCGTTGACCACGAAACCACCTTTACCTACCCTTGGAACTCTACGCGCACGGCTCAGGGGCGAAATGCCCAAGAGTTCCATATCTTCGCGCAGATCATCTTCGGAGCGGCAGTCGTCGCGGGGGACGTGCTGATCGCCGATATTGAATGGGGCGTTGTACCTAGTAGCATCACGGACTTGGAGTTCCGCGTCCAGGATTCGGCGGACAACAATCTGGATGACCAGGCGACGGAGATTCACGGAGGTCGTCGTCAGAGATATGTCGTCCCGATCACAACGTCCGCGCCCTCATCGTCCGTCGGGATTCGCGGTTTCTACAACTCCGGTGATAACAACCAGCACATGCTGTCCTGGACGGTTCATTCTCTCGTCGTGATGCGCCAGGCAACCGACGGAGCGGTTACCGCCGTGACGGCTGCGGACGATTATCTCGCGCCGCGCATCGGAGGCTCTACTGCGGGCGTCGCTATCACTCCTGGCATCGTTGCGAAGGCACTGCATCCGCCGTTCCCAGCTGAGACGGATCTGGCGACCAGCGCGCCAGGAACGATCACTACACAGGTGGCCACTGGCGTCGACTTTGAGCAGGCGATCAGCGTGAATGATCGAATACTCGTAGATATCGAGGTGCGCAGTATCGACGCTGATCTCACGAATCTCACGCTGGTGCTCAACGATCTTGGCAACTCGCAGGACGCGACGAATCAGGTGGCAGTTCCGCGCTCCGGCCGCAACTGGCTTGTACTGAACGCTCGGATGGCTGGGACGACTACAAGCACGTATCGTCTCAATCTGCTAGTCGATTCTGCGGACGCGGATGCTCATGCCGCCGATATCGTGATCCATGCGGTAGGACTGCTAACCGGCTCCGGCGCGGACGTGACGGACGTGATCCAGATCGCGGACGGCTGGCTCCGACGGAACGTCGTCGTCGAATGGGCACCGAGCCTCCACCTTGTCACCGGTCAAGTCGTGCGCGAGGGATCGGATCTCTTCGTCGTGCTCACGACTCACGTGGCTTCATCAACTGAGCCCGGTCAGGATCCAATGAACTACCAGGTTCTCAATATCTATCGCGGCCAATGGGCACGTGGGAATAACTACTACGTCGGGCAAATCGTCACGTGGACAGGACTCCATATCTGTCGAGTTGACGTGCTCAACTCACAGACCGGCCCGGACGGAGACGGTGAGCATTGGGATACGCTTGGCGTTTTCAAAGGTGCGTGGACTGACGGCTGGTTTGAGCCATTTGACGGCATAGAGAGCAACGGCAACGTCTATCTATGTCGTGCGCGACGACGCAATACTGGCCTCCGTCCGGAGGATGACTCGGACGGCTGGTGGCGGCTGGACGGAATGTCGACCACGGACATTCAGGCCGTGATTGGCACGCTACAGGCGTGGACGATCGATAGCAACACGGTTCGCATCGGATTGCGTCGCGGCTCCGGTGATACCGCCGATGACTATACGACGGTCGATCTACCTGGCGCAGGAACATCCGTAGACGGCGATGGCGTCCGAACCGGTTACGGAGGGACGATCAACGCGGCGCAGGCATTGAAGCTCTACGGCATTGAGGAGGGTGCCCAGCGCAATGCGACGCTGGACTGGTGGACCGGATCATGGGCGTACGATTCGGACTATGCCGTCGGCCAGGTTGTCGGTTATGACGGGTCTATCTACATGTGCATTAGCGCTCACTCCGCCGTCGGAACGACCGGATCCGCGCCGGATGCTTCCACGAACTGGGAGGTGATATTCGCACTTGACTTTGAGCTAACAAGTCAAGGTCAGCTCCGCGCACGCATCGATCACGGGCAGCTAGGCAGCGGCCAGCAGAGCGGCTGGCGGGACGTGCCGGGCATCATGATCTATCGCGGCGAGTGGTCGAACACCGTCACGTATCTAGAGGGTCATGTCGTCAAGCGGCTGGGCTGGCTCTGGTATTGCCAGGCGACGAACATCAACTCGACACCTTCTGAGGGGACTAACTGGACGCGGATGGCTCCTCATGTCCGTGCAAGCGTCGCGGTTCGAACCATGATTTGGTGGGGAGACTGGGTGAACAATCTCCTCTATTATGAGGGGGCAGTAGTCAAGCGAAACTCACATGTCTACATCGCCACGAATGATATCCCAGCAGGGAACGCACCAGGCGGCACAACCGTTCAATCAGGATGGTGGACGGAGATCATCTGATGAGTGATCAAGCAGCCGACGACGCACGTCATCAGGTGAACGCCGCGCTAGACCAGCTCCGCCGGATCGGCTCTGACATTCTTGATCTAGACGCTGACACCACGCGCGTTGAAACGGAACTTGAGGAACTACGCGCTACGCTAGTGAAGGCGCTAGACGCCATTGACGTGATCGGCGTAGGAGCACTTTGACAACGGGTATAGGATTATCAAGGGGAATGGCGCGATGAAGCTGACAGTTGAAACCGGACAGTCCGGCCCGGAACGGACAGATGAGGGAACGGCGGTCACCGTGCGTCTTGAGCGGACGGACTGTCAGTTCTTCATGTCGGAGCATGAGTGTCAGCTAACGTTCACGGACGGCGCGGATATCCTAACGATTGAGACGACTCGCGCCGTGGCGCAGATGATATTCGGTAGGCTAGGCGACGCACTGCACGGCCACTAATTCGGAGGAAACCATGTCACAGCTGCAAATCTCATTCACGCCATCTATCTCGTTCAACGGAACAGAGCTGCAGGTTAGCGGAACCGGAGAGGTGCCAGCCGGTGACGATCAGACGGACTTTATATTCGCCGAGATGATCGACGGGACGAAGGTCATTGACTGGCTGTGGGAATCGATCCTCACTGGGCGTGCGTTCTCTGATCGTGCTGATCGTGAGAGCAATCTCAACGGATCACAGGCGCATGATCTCAATTTGCGTGGCTATGGCGGAGTGTCCGCTGACGATGTTGCAGGCGGCTGGCAGCGGGCAGTGCCATGGCCGGTACTCCTACCGACTCGGACTGATCTACGCAGTGACAAGATCGCTCCGGAGGGGAACTGGCCGCGTGATTTCGGAGTTGAGAGCGTCTTCAATGGTCCGGCTGCAGAGTCCATCCTAACGCTCATTCCTGGCAAGGCGCGCGTCCTCTCGATCAAGCGGCAGCCGCAGATACTTGAGGATGCGAAATGGAATAATTTCTCGTCAGATATCGAGTCGGAAGAGTCAATCACGTTCTCGCATGAGCACTCCGACTCGATCACGCTATCGTCATCAGAGACACATGCAGTAGGCAAGACCGTTGAGGTCAATGCTGAGGTGAATCTACCGTTCGGGACTGCGGGTGGGTCAGCGTCCGTCACAGTCGACGATAGCGTGGAGAACGGCCAGGCGCATGAAACGTCGGACGGAAAGATATCGACGGGTGAGATTCGTGCGACCGTCGGACCGGGGCAGGGTGCCGTCGCCGCGTTGACAGCCTACACCGGCACGGTAGAGGCCGAGGTTGACGTGATTGGCGTACTGACCGGTGATGGGAAGATCGAGTTCGGCGGCGTCCACTCGGAGAAGTGGGGACGCTGGCCGATCTACAATCCTCCGCGTTATCCTGGCGGCGGTCAGGGCCCTCTCGCTCACAATGACGTTCTCACGATGCCATGGGCGGATTGGGCGCGATTCACTGGCGGCATCACACGCAGCCCGCTGACAACGATCCGCATCAGGGCTCAGTTCCTCGCTCAATGGGACGGAGCGGTTTATGACGTAGCCGATTTCGATCAGGACACCATCAACAGAGCGATCTATCCGCACAATCCGTCTCTTGACGAGGAGACGGTCTATGAGGTGCCCGGCTTTCGGAGTAGCTTCTCATGAGCAATAACACCGTCACCGTTGATCTTGACAAGGGGCGAGCCACGCTAGCATGGTCATGGCTCGACCCGACGGAGAGCGATCCGATTCAATCGGCGATTGCCGATTGGCTCGCCCAGCAGGGCTATCAAGGCGGCCACCTCCCTCTAGACTGGTGGGCGAACGAGAACCTGGGCCAGGACTGTTGGGTACTAGAGGGAGCGGGATACGGTATGCCCGGCTCACAATTAGCGCCGAAGGCGACTATTGAGGATGGACTTGTGATCGCTGTCTCAGGGACTCTACTGGCGCGGATGTACGATGGACACTACAAGAGCTATTTCTCAAACAAGCGTCACGGACACCCCGTTGATGTACGGACAACCGACGGTAGGAAGGTCGTTCCGGTATCTTGGATTGCCATTCCGGCCAAAGAGATTCTTAGAACTGGAAGCTCGGATCACGGTATCGGTGAGACGCCGTGACGATTTTGCGTATAGGCCCCATACGCATCCTACTGGGTGAGACGGCTCCGTCGCTTGGCGACGTGGCAGACGACGCGCAGCTAGCGCACAACGGAGCGAGCGAGCTGGTGAACTCACTAAAGGATCCGGTGTCTCCGCTCCAGGCTCTCCGCGTGCTAGCGGGTGAGATGCACACACAGACCGCCAAGGTCTTGACGGATATCAAAGAGGGCATGGATCAAGGCGGCCTCTGGCCGTGATGAATAGGGGGAGCACGCTGATGAACGAGATCGTTGAGTGGATCAAGACGCATGGCGCGGCGATAGTCGCATTGGCGACCGCACTGGGGGCGTTCGTTCATGCCGTGAGTCCGGAGTTTGCATCCGTAACGGGTGACGCGGCTGGGCAGATATTCATCGTAATATCTCTTGCATCAACGGTGATTCACGCCTACGCACAAGCCGCCAAGCCACCGGCGTAAGTCCATGACCTCACGCATTGACTTAGTGTCGCTCGGCTACGCAACGCCGTGGCCGGGCGGCGGCGGCTTGGATCTCGTGGGCACTGGGATCACCGTGCCGTCTCCGGACATGCAGGGCCTTGTAGCGCAGGTAGCCGGACGGACAACGGCGGTCTTTGCCGCTAACCGATTGCCTACCGCAGCGGTCGGATCGGTTACGGACGGCATTGAGTTGCAGGAGCTAGGAGTCTCATCGCCGTTCGCCGGAGCGACATTCCGGCTGGCTGTCAGTGCGGAGCGTGAGCTACTAGTCGCGGCATCGTCTGCTACTAATGCATCCCGCGTGGAGCTTTGGCACCTAGAGCCACACGGCATAGGTGCGGCGGACCTGGATGCCGTGCTCCTCGCCCGCGTGCTACCGATGCCTAGTGAGGCCACCGCACGGTATCGCGTAGCGGTGAACGCTGACGGCACCGGCTATGAGCTGGTCGAAGACGGTGGCGGCGGACGCGGAACATCGGCGATCTACGCAACGGTTGAGCAGTATCGCTCACGAACCGGCGTCGGCCGAACCATCAACTCCGATCTTCTGAATGAGGAGCTGGACGCGGCATCACGCCTCATTGACCAGGAGCTAGGCGTGGTCCCGGGATATTTCGCGCCGATAGCCCAGGCAACGTACATATTCCCCTGTGATGGCGGTCAAGTCCTCTTCCTTCGTGACGAGGACGGACTCGCATACGGCCTCCGCTCCGTCACTGCCGGCGGGATCCGTCCGGACTACAATCTCACGGGCGCCTATGATCAATACTCGTGGGACCTTGATGATGACTTTATATGGCCGCGTGCTCGCAACGCGATCCAGCTAGGTCGTCCTTATCACGCGCTTGAGCTACGTCGGATTCAGCGTGCTCCGCTAACCATATGGCCGTGGCAGGACGGGAGCGTTCAAATCGAAGGCGCATGGGGATGGGAGAGTACGCCTTCGCCGATTCGTGAGCTGACCGTCAAGGTGGCGCGAGATCAGCGTGACACTCTTCGGAGCGGTGCTGCCGGCCGTGCGGAGACGATTGATGACGTGAGCATCATTCGTCCGGACACGTGGCGCCTCTGGGCCGAAGTCAAGACGCGCTATAGTCGTCGACTCCCGCTCGTGATATGACGTGGGCGCAAGCTAGAGCGGAGCTACGCCGCATCCTGGAGGCGACCGATTATCCGGTTTATCTCGTACCGCCTCCGACGATTGACGAGGATCGTCCTGTTATATTTCTGACGCCGCCGGCTCGAGACGTTGAGAGACGAGCGTCATCGGTTCGACGCACCGTCTATCATCAGCGGATCATGGTCTCCGGACTACTCACGTCAGAGGATCAGCCGGACTTAGATGAACTCTCGACGAGCGTTGACGACGCTGTAGAGGCTGTGAATCTCGCGCTGGATGGATCACTCACACTTGACGGTTATGCAGTCAACGTCACGCCGCCGTCTTGGGAGGAGCTAGCCGTCAATGAGTACCCCGCCGGCTCCGGCCTCACCTATGCCCAGATGATTGCTACAATCGATATTGAGATTGAGCGAATCGGACAGTTTGAGCCATAGGAGAGAGTAAGCATGGCGCGGATAAATCTTCGGGACGGGAGCTACATGGTCCTTAGAGACGACCTGACGACTGGAGACATTGAGAAGATGAACAGTCTTGGCGCGGTGTTTGATGAGCCGAGCGGGCAATGGAGAGACGATCCGTTCCGCGCCGCGATTGAGAGCGTAGGGCTACTCGTTGAGGAGTGGACCGTTGCTGACGCTGCTGGCAATCCGCTCTCACCGACGCCGGACTCCGTGCGCGGACTATCGATCCAGCGCGGGCGTGAGATCATCGTCGCCGTCACTGACCATATCAAGAATCAGGGCTTCAAGCCGGAGGATTTAGCCGTCGAGAGCGGGACCTAGCCGCTCTCATCCTCAGAGATCCACACGCTCATCTCCGCGAGGATATCGATCTCGCGATAGCGGATCGCTGGAACGTGGATCCGCACTACGCACGGAATCACTGGCCTCTAGAGCTATGGCAGCGCGCCGTCTCACGGATGGAAGCTGAGTCTAAGCACGCACCTCGTAAATGGTGAAGGGCATAAGTCTCGCACTCCACCCAGCTCCTGATGTCGGAAATACGCATCATGCCAAAGCCTCCGTAGTCCTGTCTGGGATTCCCACAGTCACTAAAATAATCGCAAGGGAGTCTCGTCAATCCTGCTTCGGGCAATCCCCAAATACTCGGCGTTCAGGTCAATCCCGATGCTGTTTCTGCCGAGACGCTGCGCGACCACGCAAGTCGTACCAGAGCCAACAAACGGATCCAGTACGGTGGCCGGCACAACGTCGGCGTCGCAATCGCACGAGGGCTGCCAGGCTGTCGTTTTGGCAGACGGTGGCTTGGTCATGGTTCCCGATGGTCTGGTATGTCCAAACGGATGCGTTCGTGAGCTCCGATTTATCTCCATAGTCTCGCGGTCCACCACCCTTTCCCACGGCGCACCGCATTCGGCGCAGACGCCGTGTTCTGACGTACCAGCCAAGATGCACCTTCGGGGGAGCTCGTCCGGAAACGAGGCAAAGTGATTTTCCTTTCTACCTTGCGTAGGAAACGCCCAAACGTTACGGGAGTTGGCCGATGTTTGGTCGGGGAATAACGGCCTGTTTGGATTAGCGCCGCGTCCTCCCATCCTATGCAATTCAGCGGACTTATTCCCGGCGCTCTTGTCTCTACCATGCCATCCGTCGGCAGGCGTCCGAATCGCATCGGCGTCGTAGAAGTAGGCCGGCTGCTTGGTCAACATAAAGATGTGCTCATACGACGAGGTAGGCCTGTCACGGACGGATTCGGGCATGGGGTTCGGCTTGTGCCAGATTATGTCGGAGCGGATGATCCAGTCGTCCTCTTGCAAGGCGAAGGCCAACCGCCAGGGCATTCCGAGCAATGTCTTAGGCTTGAACCCTTGGTCGCGCCTATCAGTCGGGCGCGTACTCCCCTTGCGCCCTGTATGCTGATGCAGCTTGTTCAGCGTGGGGGATTGCCGCGCTTCATGCCGTTCGGTTGTCCCACTGCTCGCGCCTTTGCCGCCCCAATAAGCATCCCCGATATTCAGCCAGAACGTGCCATCGTCACGGAGCACGCGCCACACCTCACGGGCGACTGTCCGCATATTGTCCAACCACTCGTCAAACGTCTGCTCTAGCCCGATGCCTTCGGGAGTGAGAACCGCGCCGCACAAGGTACAGGGGCCACCACTACCTTGACTGCCGGGGTGTTGGTTTTGCTTCGGGGAGTTCTGACCGCCTGCGATTAGCTGTGACGACTTGTGCTCGCAATCTGGATCACCGCCTGTCCACTCGCCTAGCGAGTAGTTGCGAAGCCCCCAGTAAGGAGGCGATGTCACGACACAATGAACGCTCTTCTCGGGCAAGGGTATTGCCCGGGCGTCCGCGTGAATGAGCCGCGCTACGCCATTGTCAAAAACAGCGGCCATGCTACTCCTGCCCTTCCATCTCGATAGCCCTGTCGATAAGGGCTAGGATTTCTTCCTTTGTCCGCTCTGGGGCGTCGTTGAACTCGCGCACTGTCTTTGTTCCTGACGGCAACGCTCTATGGAGTGAGTAATAAACCAAAGCACTTGCGAATGGAGTTCTGACTGCCTTCTGTATGGCACCAGTCAAACTCCAGCTTGTCGCCTTATGCGATGTAGGGTTACATTGGGCACCTGTGGCGTCACGCGCCAACGCCACTACAGTCCATCCCGTTTCAATCAGGCTGCGGACATCTTTCAGTATCGTTAGGTTATCCATCAGTCACCATCCTCTACCAGGTAGTCGCTCGACTCGCCGTGCAACGGGCAATTGCCGTTAATGACGAAGATAGCGCCGCCCCCCCTGCCCCCCCTGCCGTGATCGTTGTCCAGCACAGCGCACTTACAATGCCGCTTGATCGCCTCCTTGCTACCCGGCGCGGGTGTACATCTCTCGCTACTCATCTCCGATCCTCCGGCTCAACGTAATCCCACTGAGCGTGCCGAAACACGTCCTGCTCGGTTGGGCAGTCCAGTGGTTGACCGTCCCGATCTGTCACGCCCGCGTAGGCGTGGCCAGACATCCCCAGTTCCCTGAATCGCTGCATGAGTCTCACATTGAACTCCTTAGGACCCGTGCGTATCACCAGCGACATACCCCAGTTGTCCGCAGTCGTAGCGAACACGTCGAGCGGGATACCAGAGGGGACGTGAACGAGCAGCTTGTTCAGTCGCCCGAACCCCCCACGCTTGGCGAACACGCCCTGCTCAATCATGCGTTGCAGGTAGGTGTCGAGCATATCTTCCGGCCTGCCAACCATGTCTCCGAACAAATCAGTTGGAGCCTCGCCGAACTTGGGGATGTACAGAATCTCTATGTCACCCACCTCATCCTTGCCGCGCCTAATCGATCCCGCGACCGCAACACGCTCACAGTGCGGCTCAAAATCCCTAGCTAGCCTGTTAGCGATGATGCGAGCTTGCCTTAGCGGGAATCGTTGCTTATCAGTCACTTCCCCAGTTACCTCCCCGCCCTCTCCTCACGAAAAGCTTGAATCCCTGTTCATGTGCCAGCACGACCCGAACACCCCTAAGATCCGCGCTCTCGAAGGGGTCGTCGCGGATAATGACATGGCCCTCGTTCCGCATGGACCCGACCGCCACCGCGTGTACGGCTGTGAGATGGGCTTCGATTGCATCCTCGCCCCATTGCCGGTCGCAGAGATGGCATATGAAAATCGGACGTTCCATCGTGGCTGTCATGCTTGCCCCCTTCCAGGCGTCAAGCTAGGCTGAGCGAATCAACTCCTCCGCAACAATATGTATTTGGGACTCATACTCAGGGTTGACGGCTTATCTCCTTGAGTTCCCCGCTAGCGACAAACCACGGCGCGTCGTTTATGTACTGTGATTCGTGGTCAAAATGGAACTCGAACTCCGCTGGCGCGTCATAGAAGCCTCCTTCGCCAGGGCCGCCAGGCGTTCTAATAAGGAGCGGGCCGCTAAATGTCTCCCATCCATCTAGAATCTCCACAGTCCGAGACCAACCCTCGGCGTTGACGAGTACGGCGTGGTAACCGGCGACGACCAGAACCCAACTGTCCGTAGGCTTATCCTTGCTCTTTGGGTCGTACCATAGATCAAACCAGTGCTTGTAGCTCATGTTCCTCTCCGATGATGTATTTATTCACGACAATGATGCATTCTTATTGACTCACGGAGCGCAATCATCCCATCTCTCTGGAAAGCCCATGAGCCAGCGACAGAATGACGGATTGAGTCGACCCTGCTTCTCTGTTGACCATGGCGCCATCCTGGCCGTCGTCGGAAGATCCATTGTGTTGAGTTCGCCTTGCGATCCTCCGCGCTCTTTAGCACGATCATTGATCCGCTGCTTCCTATTTCGATTCCGCTCAATCAACTCCTCAGCCGTCTCATCATTGCGCGTGTAGTCCGTTGCAACCGGTGTCGCCCAGCCCCCAGGAATCACGCTGCCTAGATTTGAGTACCCCCAAGTCTGACGATTCTCATTGTTGCTTGCTTTCGGAGTCGGCCAACCGGATACGGACTCGGCTATAGACGGCAAATCAACGCTTTCGCCCTTGTAGGAGCGACCCGACTTTCCTTTCCAGTCTCTAGCCTGGGGGGTGGGCCATCCAGTACGGAGTGCTGACGCTTGCACGCGAGAGATCAGCGGGCCGGCCAGCATTGTCCAGCTCCCCCATCGCAAGACGTAGAGCGGTGATCCGATCCCGTTGATTAATGGCCGGAGTCTACTCTCTAGCTCCCACTGGAGAGACGTACTAGGAGAGTCCGCGTTGAAGAGCGGACCGAACACGCCGCCGTCCGGAGCGCTCCCATTAGCCGTGACTCGGAAACGACTAACGGGGAGCGGCGCCTGCTCAGACTGATCATTCATCACGTTCTCCGTCTATCACGGCCATGGCGGCGTCGATGAATACGGCGCCTACTTGCGGGACTATTGCGTTACCATAGGCGCGCAATAGTCCCACTCGGTTGGGAACCCCATGAGCCAGCGGGTAAAGGCCGGATTGAGTTGGCCGCGCTGTTCCGTCGGCACACTCGATAAAGGTGATGTCCTGCCAAGCACCTGAATAACTTGGTCCGTCTGCTTCTTGTTCGGATTCCAGCGGAACGCCGACTTGTCGCTGTCGTGCGCCCTGGGAGCCGTGGGTGTCGCCCAGCCCGTTTTCTGTGCGACGTTCGCCAGGTTCGGCGTGGAGTCCTCGCGCTGTTGGGGCGTCAACTTCTCCGCCATCGGAGTAGGCCAACCCACTAGGTGCACCGACTGGTCCGCAAGACGTATCTCCGCATTCAGATTCGTGGCGTTCTGAAAGCGCTCTGCGCTCATCGTCCCCCCTCGCCCCGTGTCCGGCGTTCGCCAGCCAGCCGCCTGAGCGGTTGGCCACCCAGTAGAGTCTTTGGCGGATATGCGGCGCGCCGACGCCCGCTGCCGACAGATCGGCACACCCAACGGCATATCCACTATCTTCCATGTCAGCGCGTACAGCGCACAGCCACTCCCGTCCAAGTGCGCCGCTAACTTGCTCGCCAAAGACGATTGGAGGTTGGCACTCGGCGATGAGAGAGTAAAAAGCTGGCCATAGATGCCGTTCGTCGTTGGCGCCACGTCGTCGCCCCGCGCCCGAAAACGGTTGACACGGGCAAGAACCTGTCCAGACTGGTCTATCGTCGGGCCATCCTGCCCATCGGAGAGCGAGTGGCCATCCTCCGATCCCTGCGAAGAAATGGCATTGTGTATATCCCTTGAGGTCATCAGTCGTCACCTCCGTGATGCTCCTCTCGTCAACGTCTCCAGCCGGTAGGTGTCCGGCTGCGATCAGATTCCTTAGCCATTGAGCCGCGTAGGGCTCAAAATCGTTGTAGTAAATAGCCATGTCTACACCATGCGTCAAGCTAGGCTGAGCGAATCAACTCCTCCGCAACAATGCAATTATCAGATCGCACAAGCGTTGAGATGGTCGAATCGCATTCACAGTGATACTCACCATCGTCTATGCCTACCCGCACGTGATGAATTGCCCCGTCAAGGTAAACCGGCACAATCAGAAACCCATCTCCGTAGAAGTCCTGTAGATTTGCCATCACACTCTCCTATCTCACGAACGTCTTGCCCAATTCCTTGAACGCCATGCAGAAGCCGTCCTCATCGTCACCCAAGTACCAGACGACCTGCCCCGTCATGTTGCCCTTGTCGTTCGGAATGTACTTGCCAGTCACCGAGTCCATCAGGGTGAACGCGACACGTCCTTTCAGCAGGCATATGCCGGATGACTGCTCGGCCAACAGCTGCGCCCATCGCGTCTCCGTGCTGTTGTTCGTTATGACGACAGCCTGCTTTACGTTGCCCGCCTGCCATTCGATGAGCAGCTTGTAGATGAACTTCTCAACCAGTCCCCGCGCATATGGCGGATTCAGCCACAGGCGCTCTGATTTCCACTGCGGTATCAGCCCATCGTCTGTGCGTGTGTATATCTTTGCCGCCCTGACGCGCTTGTTCGCCTCAGCGTTGCTGGCGGGGTCAAGGTCAAACTCGCCGCCCAATGCAAGGCGTGCGGCGTCAAGGATGTAGTCGGGCGTGCCCCAATCCTGATGCCCAGTTGTTTGCCGCTGCGCTATGCGAGTAGTACTTGTAGCCATCAGAACTCCAATCCAGTCCAGTCGGTTAGACGTTCCACGCCGTGGGCAAGGTGCTCCATCGTCAGCTCGCGGTCGGCCAGAAAGTCACCCTCGCGGACGAAGACGCGAGAGCATACGGTCTTCAGTCTAAGATCGTGCGTCACGTCCGCCTCGACACGTCGATTGTCAAACGGCTTGCAAGAGAACACGTCCACATGGACGGCTCGCGTCTTACGATTGAGATGTATGCTGATGTGGCTCTCGGCGATGACGACGATCCCCGTCATCGTCTCCGGAAACATCCGGACAACCGGACCGGCGATCACCGTCATGTCAATTCGCTCCGGATAAGTGCCGAGCCACGCTGAGATCTCGTTGACGGTTAGAGACTCCTCCGACGAGACCATGTATCCGTCGATCAATAGATGCATCAGTAACCTCCTCTTGATGCCTCCGGATCGGTACTCGCGATCCGGCCTCCCGTTATGACAGCTCGCACCTCACCTCGCACGTTGCGATCCGGACGATACGTGATGAGTTCAGCCCGCTCCGGATAGACGTTGTGCCAAGCATTGAGATGCTGGAGGATCGCGTTCTCCGGTAGCACCATTTGGAAGAGCGCAGTATGATCCGCCGCAACACTCAGCGGAGCGCTCACAATCCCACCAGCATCCTTGCTTGTGTCCGCTATCATCCGCAAGTGAGCCTATTGGCCATGAATAGGAATACTCACCTGGATCACCCCAATAGCCATTCATCAATTCATCACTCATCACTGCCCTCCTCTCAGTGTCTTGATCGCGTTGATCGTATCCTTGCGACCTAGCAACTCTCGGAGCGTCATCATGACCTCCGGACGCCGCACAATCTTGCGTCCGTAGATGAGCCACGGACCCGGGACCACGTAAACCACATAGCCAAGACGGAGAGCCGCCTCAGTCTTCTCAGCGTCATTGAGCACACCGTTGCCGGTTTGATGTCCGCCCGGCTCTCTCCATCGGATACCCTGTATCTCAACGGCGACGAGATGATCCGGCCAGCAGAAATCGAAACGCCAGCGCCTCGGCGGTGCAAAGACGTATTCCCGCTCCGGCATCGGCAAACGCTCATCCAGCACCCATCGCAGGAACTCACCCTCAAGATCGGCCTTGGCCATCAGTCCTCCCAGTAGTTCCGTTGTCGCGCTGTTTCAACGACGCTCTCAGCCTCTTGCACCGCGTCAACGTCCAAAGCCACTCCCATCGCGTCTAGCGTCTCTGTAGGGATGTATAGGACGCGCTGACGGATGTTGCCGACGCGCCGTGAATTGTGTGTCAGATCGATGCCGTCAACCTGGGTTAGGAGAGCGGCAATATCAACGTCGCTCCAGTCCGTCCTCGTCATGGCTGTCGTGAGTCCAGGAGCCTTCGGAGCGATGAGGAGCGCCGTCCTATTGTCGTCAGCCCATCGGATGCCGTAGAGATCAGCCACCTGTCTAAGATCGTGATCGTTGTGCTCAGTGAGGATCGTGAGTAGAGTCCGTGCGTTCGTAAATCCCGGGACCACGATGCTGAGGATATCAATGATGCAACTCACGGCGTCAACCTCGTCAACGCTCTCCGGAGCACCATAGATGATCTCCGTATTCTCCGGAATCCATGCCTGATAGCCGGCCGTGAGTGCGCCAGCCATGAGCGCTCGACGTGACTCGATGCCCTGCCTCTGCAGCTCTCGCGTGACGTTGGCGGCGTCATCGATGATCACTCCGGCGTGTCGGATAATCCGTGAGCGGATCGCATCAGCCATCGTCATGGCGGCTCTAATGTTGTCCATGACGAACTCCCAATCACGAACCGGACGGCCGAGCCGAAGGATCGCGAATCGATTGAGATCAGCGGGTGCCATGCGCGGCAACGCGGTTCCACTAAGGAGTGCACAGTATTGCTCCGATTGACGCTGGATGCCACGCGGCCCGTCAGCACGGATCCGTAAACCTTCACCGCTGGACGCTCCTCTCATTGAGTCCAGGATGTCTCTGAGCCACGGTCGCGTCGACTCAGCTTCATCAATGACGACGGGTAGTGAATCATAGCGTCGGAGGCGAGCGAGAGCCGCACGTGTGATATCAACGACGCGATCATGAGCCGGGCCGAGGATAGCTCCGACGATCTCCGAGAGCAGCCACGATTTGCCGGCGGTTGTCGGTGCGTTCAGATAGGCATGAGGACGCCACTCAAGAGCACCGCCGAGTAGAGACGCCACGATCCATCCGAGAAATCGCTTGCCGTCCTGATCGGAGAGCCAGCGATAGCTCATGATGCTCTGAGCCGCGAAAGCCATCTCCTCATCGGTCGCACTCTGCGTGATGCTTATGGGGGCACCACGAACCCACTGCCAATCCGAGCTTGTCAGTGCTGACTCAACGTCACCCTCGACTAGGGTGTCTCCGAGATGATAGATGATCCGTCCGTCAATACGCCATGCTCCGCGTCCTCTAAGCGTCGTGAGATCGGTTTGCCCGTACTCTTCAGCTATCCGAATAAGAGCGTCACCGATTATGATCCAGTCATTCCTCGCGATGGTTCGCTTATTGATGACGCTCTGCCAGAACGATAGTGGAGCTATCCCGATGAGGTCATTGGAGCGTGTGAGACTCGCTCGTGTGAAGACGCCGACTGTGCTGCTATAGGCGATAGCCACGTCGGCATCGACGAGACCGAGAATCCGAAATATGTCATTATTAGAGAGAGCGGCGCCAATGTCAGGTGGGGGGGCATCGGCGCCGTCGTCATCATCCGTCTCCTCATCCTCATACGGCTGGAGTAAATCACGGACTCTCTCTCCGGCCTTGTCCGGACCGTCCATCATGATCCAGTCCGCTATGTCGGAATCCCAATCAACGGGCGGTAGGGCGATCTCAACGACGCTGCCCATCAACGATAGGTGTCGAGCGATGGAGAGCATAGCCTTGTGACCCGGCTCATCTCCGTCAGCGATGAGACTAACGGAGCGTCCACGCAACGGCTCCCAGTCCGTCTGCTTCCATGCGTTCGTCCCGCCGGCCCATGTCGTCACAATCATGCCGGGCCATGCATCAAGAGCGGCGTCGGCGCACTTCTCGCCCTCAACGACGATCACGCGATCCTTCGAGTCAACGATCTCGGGGAGATTGTAGAGCGGGCGCGGAGCTTTGAGAGCCTTGGCGTGCCATAGATCTTCGCCAGCCGGAGTCCATTGGGATATCCGTTTGCCCTGCTCCGTGTCACGACGGATCACAACCATGAGATCATTGCCGTCGGCGTCCGTGTAGTGATAGGCAATGATGCCGTCTCCGAACGGTAGTGATTTGGGTGCGTCATCCGATGAATTAGGCGCCGATTCGGGACGGTTACGCTCTTGGATGGTGTTTGGGCCCGTCTCAGTTATCTGGAGCGCGTCACGGATGGCCTCAAATGTACAGCCCGCAAAGCATGTCACGAGCGCTCGTCCGTCGTTCCCCTCTTTGAGCCGGAGTGACGGCGTCCGATCTTCATGAGCGGGGCAGCGATACTTGATTCCGCTACTCGTCTTGCGTCCCTGCCCTCGTGCATCCAGTGCACGTCTAAACTCATCGTATTGACTCATGTCAACACCTCATGAGGAGCGCCCACGGTTGACGGATGCTAAGAGCCTTCACGCTCAAGCTCCTCATCATCGGCTGAATACGGCGCGGCGAGATAGACGATGCCGAGCTTGCCTCTCATGTCCAGCCAGTCGATCTGTTCAATCGGCGTCTCATCGATGTACTCGGTCATGCCGTTGCCCTCCATACCGCTAAGATTCTCTCCGGCCATTGCGGGTGATATCCGTTCTCCTCCGCGATCAATTGCAGTGCGCGTCGGGGGTCAGCGCTGAATCTCGCCTCACGGACTTTGATGTTCAATTCCTTGCGACTCATGCGCGGTGCACGTTGCAGCCGCTTGCGGCGTCGCGTCACCTCGACAAGCTCAACGTTCTCCGTCTCCTTCGGAGCCTCAATGACATGCTCCATTCCGCATGTTGGGCACGCCATCTCGTGATGGACAGTGCGGCATGACTCACAGACGCGGACTGTCCGCTCCGCACGCTCCGTCTCTAGCCGAATCTCACCATCCTCAAGGCTCCATTCACGCGGCTCATCCGGCGTGCCAAGCTCAAGAGAGTTGCCCGTGAGATCAATCACGAGTCCGATCTTGTCCGGATTGCTCTCGTCATATCGGGCGGCGCGGCCCACGGCTTGTAGATAGCGAGTCACGGATCGCGTTAGGAATCCGAGTAGCACGGCGTCACACGCCGGAGCGTCATAGCCCTCGTCAATGAGATGGACATTGCCGATGACGTCGAGTGCTCCGGTTCGAAAGTCATCCATCACGCGGCGGCGATAGCCGACTGGATCCGTTCCGTCCACGTGAGCCGCGCGGATGCCGCGATCTCTCATGCTGGCGACGACGTTCTTTGAGTGAGATCTATTGACGCCGAAGAAGATAGCACGACGACCAGGCGCATAACGCTGATAGGCGTCAACGGCGGACGCGATGACGCGATCCGTTATGCGCTTGTCAATCTCACTCTGTCGGAACTCGCCATGACGATCCCGCTTGATGGCGCTCCGATCCGCGATCTCATCCGGAGGGATCGGCGCAAGCGTCCTCATCGGAGCGAGCGCGTGAGCGTTGATTAGCTCATCCCGATCCGGCCCGAGAACCATCTCATTGAAATGCCTTATGAGTCCGCGTCCATCAAGACGCTCCGGCGTCGCCGTCAATCCGAGATGCCATGCGTCCGGCCACGTCATGAGGATCGTCTCCCACGTCGTCGCACGGACATGATGAGCCTCGTCAGTCACGATGAGACGTGGCGCACGAACGCGATCCAGTCTCTTGACGAGCGTTGATACACTGGCCACCTGGATGGGCGCCCATGGGATGGACGGATGAGGACTAGACGCGGCTTCAACCCCGATCTCAACGTCCGGAACGACGAGCTTGATCTTCTCAATCGTCTGATCGACTAGCTCCTGCCGATGGACGAGGAAGAGGATTGAGCGTCCGTCGTTCACGCGCTTGGCGCGTCGGATGAATTGTCCAGTGATATCGGCGGCGATAATCGTCTTGCCGCCTCCGGTGTCAAGAACGTAGACGACGCTCCGACTCCGGATCAGTGCCGACCGGATCTCTTCAACTCCGCGTCTCTGGAAATCGTAGAGCTGAATCATAGTCCGATCAGCTCCTGGTACTCATCCGGCGGAGGTTTCATAGCATGAAGCCTTCAGCGCTTGGAACGTGGATTGTGTTTGAGCTTATGATGACGCCGTGCGCCATGACTTGCTCACCGAGCGGATCGGTGTATCCAAGCGTTAGCGCTGTGAGCAGCATGTGATAGTTCGGGAAGGCGTAGCGATGCCAGCCTCCGTAACCGAACGTCACGATCCACCACGGGTAGTCCTGATCCGGATAGCCGTTGCGTGCGCCGGGCATCATCATGACGCTCTCACCGCACAGTCCAGCGGGCATGACCCGCAATGGAGTCCAGGAGTCGTCGTCGCTCGCTCTCCGTCAAGGATCGCGTCAACGCGCCGTTTCACGTCACGCCATGCGATGATCAGTCGTGTCGCCGGTCTTAGCTCTAGCTTGACGGGTATCTCTTTGACGAGCGGAACGCGCGTTGCTGAGAGGATGCCACCCCATCGGATACGCTCACGCTCATCTACAGGCAGTAGATCAATGTAGCCGCCAACCTGCAGCCATCCGGACGCCGTCTGTCCCGTCTTGAGATCGATGACGGCATGGCCATGCTCACGATGATAGGCGAGGATATCAAGATGTCCCTCAACGGAGTCACTGCGGACCGCTCTTTCCTGATTGACGAGTATCCATTCCTGTGTGGTCAGCTCATGCCATGCTCTCTCCGCGATCATGCGGGCCTGACGTGCGGCGGTTCTGAAATCCGGAGTGATACGGTCAAATGCGAGTCGTGACGGCTCCTCAACCGACTGACTATTGAGGATGGCGTGAGCGGCTGTTCCCACCCACGCGGCAACGTTGATCCGGCTAGCCTCGGAGCGTGGCGCCTGCAGAGCACGCTGCTCACACTGAGCCCATTGATGCACGTCAGACACTCGCACGACTAATCACCTCCGATGAACCAGCCGAGGCCAACAGCCACGATCATCAAGATAGCGATACCTATCGCCGTGAGTAGGAACTCCATGCTCGCGTCCATCATGGAATCACCTCTCCGTTCACGATCCACGTTCCGACAGGTGCGCCGTCCGGCTCATCAGTCTCACACACGAGGATCGCCATCTTCGTTCGCTCGGCTATCTGTTGCGTTGCTCTGAGGAGTCCGTCACGATTCGTCGAATCAAGGATATCGATGCCATCTATTACGCAGACTCCGGACTGCGTCATCGCGGCTATCGCCAATTGCAAAGCAACTTGAGCACGCCATCGCTCCGACGCGGAGCAAAGCAATACCGGACGTCCATCAACCGATACGTTCCCATCATCGGCGAGCGTGATTGACGGCCACTCAGCAAGCTCCGTCACGCGCTCAAGCGTCTTATTCATGACAGCCATCTGACGATCCATCATTGACCGTCGGATTCCGAGCGGACCGAGTAGTGACGCAACGGACGTATAGCGCGAGATAGTCTCATGGAGTCTCGCCGCCTCGGCTTCGGCCTTGATGATCTCAACAACCTTGCGAGCGTCCTCAACGTCCTGCTCAGCGCGGGATCGTGCGACGTTCATAGCGGCGGTCTCAACATGACCGGATCTCTCCGCATCCCGCTCGGCTGCTCTCAACTCAGTCCTCGCCGCGCCGACGGCTGCGCTCGCATCAGTGACGAGTCCGTTCAGCTGCTCACGTTTCTGCTGATGTTCTTCCCGCGCCGCTCTCTCCGCTCTCTCCTCATCCTCAACCCTGGCGATCTCCGTCTTGAGTTCGTCAATGAGAGATGCATGGATCTCCTCATCCCATGTCCGGAGCACGCGATCCGACGCAATATACAGTGACTCTCCGCAATGAGGGCATGGCTGTGACTCCATCTCCTCATTGCCAGCAAGCTCGTCACGGAGTCTATTGAGCGTCTGATTGGCCTGATAGACTGGCCCGCTGCCGAGAGCGGCAACGTCACCCTGTGCGGCCGCTAGCGCAGCTTCACGCTCCGACAGCGCGTCACGTAGAGCAGGCAATCGCTCGCGTGCCGACTCGGCGGCGGCGGCCTCGGTCTCGGAGATCGCGGACTCAGTCGCGAGGATACCGAGTGCGTCACGCGCCTCAACCACCTTCGTCTCCGCGTCCTGGACTGTCATGGCATCGTAGTCCGCAAGCCATCCGGACGGTCGCCAATCTGCGGCGACGCGAACGCCGTAGTTGTGTCCGGTGATACTCTGCCATTCTCGTTTGGAGCGACGGCCGCGATCCTCGTATATCGACGCAACGGCATCCCAACCTCGCTCGTCGGCGAGTTTGACTACGTCCTCGATCTCAACGGCGTCTAGCGTTGACGCCAAGCGCTCACGCGCCTGCTCTCTGATTTCATCGTCGGTCAGCAGTATGCGCTGGATCATCTCTGCTCGCGCCTTTGCGGACTGACGATCGATGAAATTGACGAGGCCGACGGCGGCTGGATGAGAGATCGGGCCGGAGTCCGTCGGAGCGTCAATCACGCCGCGGCCAGCCCACCATGTCGTCTGGATCCCGTCCTCATCCTCAAGAACGACTGAGATGTGTCCTACGTCATCAATAACCGATTGATTGATGTACCAGCGACGAGCGTCAATAGCCGATAGTCCGGCTGGATTCGTGTTCCGCGCCAAGACGGCGGCGACCGCCTGCGCTAGTGAACTCTTGCCCGCTCCATTCGGCCCTCGCACGTGAACGATCTCACCGTTGACCAGCTGGATCCGTGCGCTCCGGACTCCGAGTACGTTCGTGATTGTGATAGACTGCATTGGGGACCTCCTACTCCCTTGATGGGTAGAGACGCCGCCTTGATGCCAGGCGGCGTCTCTCTTTCTACTCGTTAGTCTCCTTCCGTGCGTCGGCTTTCTTGCGACGGAAGCCTGATGATTTGACGCCGCCGTTGACGGACGCTTTGCGAGCCTTCGCCGCCTTCGCTGTCCGCTTATTGGCATTCCGCTTCGTGCGATCCTTGTAGCCCATGTGTCACGGCCTCCTTGTCTATCTGCTCAGAAGGGCATATCGTCCTGAGTGACCGGCTTGGCCGTAGCACGACGCTGACGCGGCGGCGGCGGTGCCGACTCCTCAATCTCCCTAGCGTCCTCATCCTCCGGCTCATCGCTCGGCGGACTAAGACGCTGGACATCAGCCTCAATGAGCTCCGATCCGCCGTACGGCTCAAGCTCATAGTGCTCAAGGCCAGACGGCGTCTCATCGAGCTGCGCGGACTTGGGCAGCCTCTTGAGGAGCTGTCCGATAACCGTCTTGATCGCCATCTCCTGGAAATTCGTCTTCCACGGTCCACGATCTTTGGAGCGTGAGAACTCCCGATAGCGATCAATATCTCCTCGCATCATGACCTTGTGCTCACGGAGTCCGGACGCCGGCAGCGTCGCCACCGCATAGGCCGCGATCACGTCTCTATCAGCCCGGCTTCCGTCAATTGACGGCCGATGCTCAAGACGCGGCTCCAGCCCCTCTGCATAGTCCCATTCATCCGATTCGAAGACGAGCTGCCCGTGGATCGCGATTCCGGGAGTCGCGCGTCTCGCCAGCTTGAGTCGCCCCTCAATCATCGGAATGAGCGTTGCCGTTAGTGTGTCCGAGTTCCTGTCACGGAACGGAACAATCACGGCTTCTCGACCGTCCGGCAATAGTCCGATCTGAGCGCATCGAAGGACGGTGATGCCAACCGACTGCGGACTGCATTCCGCAAGTCCAGGCTGGAGGATGAGCGCGTTCGTCGCGACCTCCTCAAAGACCTTGCGTGAGATGCCGGCGCTCTCAATAGTCGCCGCGTTGATCTCAATCTGTCTGACGATCTCCGTTGTGACAGCATTGATCTGTGTCATGGATACCTCCTATCCGTGTGTCTCTGCTGTGCGATAATAAGGTAGTGTCTTGTCAAAATCAAATGGACTGCTAGAATCATTGACATGAGAGTAGTCGTCGCTCGTAGCTGCGTCATATGCGAGAATGAGATTCCGGAGGCTCGGCTAGAGCTATCTCCGCACACCGTGACATGCTCACGCCGCTGCTCCTCAGAGCACACGAAGAATCTCCGTCGCAAGGCCGATCGAGCGTGGCGTGAGCGGCAACGCACAGAGGAGGTCAAGAATGGCGGGTAACCAGCTGCGCTTTGACTGGATCGGAGAGGTGACGACGGAGGCAGAGACGACTAAAGCATAGTCCGCTCATCACCGAAAAGACGGAGGCCCCGCTCACTGAGCGGGGCCTCTCTTATTGAGGACGCTAGCTCTAGGCGCTCGGACGCGATTTCCGAAGCGCTCGGCGTCTCTTGTACAGACTCGCCGCGATCCCTTCGCTCTGTCGTATGATGTTCGTCAATTCCTCAATCGTCGCATCGATCTCCTCTAGCTTGAGATCGATGATGCCTTGCTTGTCCTCATCGGACTTGTCGTCAAACGTCTCACCGAACGTGTCAAGGATGTATGCCGTGGCGTAGGCGTCAAACCCACGAGCAGCACGCACCGATGCGTGTCAAGGGTTTCTATCCGGAATCCGACGGAGATTGACGATTAATCGTCTGATCGTGTGATCCAGCGCTGAATGAAGAGAGCGGCCCGATCACCAGTGGATCGAGCCGCTCTCTTTTGTCCCTCACGATTCGAGGGGGGCACTCTTGCTTTCAGCAAGTGCCTTGAATGATACCTCTAGATGATTCTTCCCCGCAAGCACTACTCCTTGCGGCCTAAGGAATCCCTTAGAAATGCGATCTCCTCAGCAAGGGCAGTAACTTCATTCTTGACGCTCTGGATCTCTTCCAGGAGGGCATCCGCCCATGCCGGACGGTCATTTGGGTCATTGTGACGCGCCTTCTTGCGCCGTTGAGCTTCTCGCTCATAATCATATGTCTCCTGGTCATCCGCAGTCTCCCAGAGATTCAATTTGGCCTCTTTGCACTCAAGGCAACGACGCCCACGTCCATCACGACTCTTTGGCTGCTCCGGGAAGTCCTCTAGGGGCCTGACCATTCCGCAATCACGGCAAATCTTTGTGGTAGAGTCAACAGTAGTCATCGATTCCTCCTCCGTCGCGGATCGGTGGCGAGGAGCGCCGTTCACCATTCGCGGCGCTCCTCTTAGTTTTGCTCAGCATCCCTCCTGATTTCAAGCCCATTCCCAAAAGTTGACAATGACTAGTTAGCTTTTTTTATGTGTCAGCGTTTCCTATTGAGTGACACAGCTCTGTGCCGGCCTTGTGCCGGCCTAATTTTTTTTTTACCGTATCTGTATTTTACATAATAACCCCCCCCCCTACTTACTTACTTAACTTTCTTAAGGAGGAGGAGGAGGAAGGAGGATTCACGCGCGCTACGCATCACGCGCATCACGTCATCATACGCGCGCGTTACGCGTGTACGTAGAGCGTGTATTTTTTTGAAATCTGTGCCAGAGCCACCTTTAGCACGTGCCCACGCGGTAGAAGGCCGGCATACGCCTGACACAGATTGTGTCGCCCCCCCCTACGGCCCCATCCGGAGGCTATCATGCTCTCGGAGGATCATGATGCCTATGCGTATCCAGAGACTATGCGCTCATGGTGACTGCTCCATCATCGTCATAGGACGCTACTGTGCGGATCATCAGCCGGAGCAACGCTCCGCTCCGCGTCCGTCACCGCAGAGCCGTGGCTACGACGGCGCATGGCGGACGATCCGAGCTATCGTCCTTGCTGAGTCTCCGCACTGCTCCTCATGCGGACGCCGTGCCACGCAAGTTGATCACATCATTCCGCTCACGGACGGAGGAACGAACGAACGTGACAATCTCCGTTCACTCTGCGCTCGCTGTCACTCACGACGGACCGTCTCAATGATGAGGAGACGGAGCGATGGACGATGGGGGTAGCAGGAGGGCGGGGTCCAAAGTTTCTAGACGATGATC